AATTTACACGATGAGGGATCGTGTAGACACCTGCGAGAAAATCCTCGCTGTTTATCAACAATTTACGTTGATACTCACGCCTGTCCATACTAGCATAAACTTTTTTGCTAGAGGATGTTCTGACTTTGTGTTCCCATCTTTGGAGATTAGAATTCCATCTAAATCGGAATTCATCTCCATTGGAGGAAGAGCTGCGTTCACAGGTAAAACCTGGAACATCAGCGTCAGTACGCACATTTGGAATAGAACCGAACAATTGTTCGATCCGTCTTTGCACGTATAAAGACGATGAATAATATGCATCCGTCCATAGCTTATTGATATAAGCGATGTAGGAAACATATCGGTCGGCGTCAGATGGTGAACTCGGGAAGAGCTTCTTGATCTTTAAAGGAGTTACCTCCTGACCAAGTACGGCATCCATACCGCAGGACTCTCTAAAGATTCCTGAAGTACAACATTTCCCTTCATTGAACTTTAGTCCAAATTTAGGAAATGTGTCAAATAAAGGCATATGGTTTTCACCTTTAATGACGATGTCATCACCAAATACATAAACAGCGGTCAAAGCACGCTTGATGCTTATCCCACTCTTTACATTGAGGGTGGACACAGCTAGTGCCCAGTGTACTAACGACATGATAGGAAAGCATAATGCTGAACCCATTGGAGCGAACTTCTGGAGCAAAAATACTTCTCCAGAAGGCAGCTCTGTTGCCTCAGTACGTGTCGCGAGGATATCGTCAAGGAGCGGGTGGTCCCGAAACAATTCGGAAACCAACCGCACCGAGATCCTATCCGACGCCTCCTTCATATCTAGTGTCACACTATCACTAGATACAGAACCCTCTAAGGCCAATTGTCGATTCACACCTTGATCGGTGAAATTGACATGCCCGCGTGTAGATTTATATCTTTCGATATAACCTACTAGGTCCACCATGATTCCATGTTGGATCCATTGGAATTCCAATGGTTCCATAGAAATCAGACGTGGGCCACGCGAATCTTTGGGCACAAGAACCGTTTTCGCGATACCTGATGGTATACGATCACGCTTCCAGTACGCAGAGACATTAGAGGCAAGATCCATCGCATTAGAATGAAAGAATTTATAGTACGGGAAACGTTGATGTATGCACTCATAATGAGTGCGAAACGTCATCTTTTCCCAATTCTTTTCACCTGATGCAACAGCTCCAGGTCCATGACCAGGAATTATCCACTCTGTGGAGAATTCCTCAAGCAGGTCATTCAGGAGCGTTCGAGCGCCCTCAAGAACAGAATGACAATCGTCCGAAGAGCTGTCAAAACAATCCGACAGCTCTGCAAGACTTTTATCAGTCTTTTTGAAATCATTGATAAAATCATCGATGACCTCCTTCTTATATGGGAGTTCGTACTTGTAAAACAGATATAATATCTGTCTTAAATCCCTCACAGCAGTAACGTCGGGGCTCTGCAATAGAGTCCCGTCTGAACGAAAAACTAGCTTCAGCAAACCTTGCATAAAGCAGGGGTACGCTGTCCCACGCACTTTTTTGAAGTGCCTCGGGCATGTGAACGCTCCAGTGACCATAGCGGTGTCAATCGCTTTGGCTAACACTGGTAAGGTTTTCGTCAAGAATGAGAATCCTTCGTTTTTGACTCGATTTTCGATTTCTCGGAAATCTCGTTCAAAGTTCAAGGAATCCCCATGTTGCCGTACCATGTCCTGTGTTAAAAGGACGTTGTAAAAGCCGATTGCAAAATCGGTATGGCTCTTAGGTGTGCACATAGTGCTAAACCTCCATAGAGCTTACTACGTCCCACAGGAGAGATTAAAGCGTTACGGTTCACCGTTGAGAACCTTCACAAGATTGGCAGCTGTACAAAAATCAATCAGCTGTTCAACCATGGAGGTTACCTGAGCATCAGTGATGATGCGCCGGGGTTTCTCAATAACGATGTAAGCCGAACCGGCCAGGGTAGCGATATCATCGCTGCCTGTGTCCTCCTTAACGTCATTAAGACGAATAAGGTGGCGGTCGACGGCCTTGAGGCCTGAACCAGTTGTCGAATGTGAAATGACAAGGGTTCTGGGCTCAGCCATTCCTCGAGTTGCGTCTGCTCTGACAGATTTGCTGTTTTCCAGCGAAATCTGGGAGTAGACGAAAGTGGAGGGTGAAAGGTCATCTAACGCAATGTCTGTGGGAAAACTCATAATAAGCTCCTTCTAGTTATGTGAGTTGCCTCACATTGGTTATGCCTCCGAATAGGAGGCTAAGTTAATTGCTCTGCGTACTCTACGCAATGAGCAAGGCTGCGGATAGGACGATTTGTTTCGTCCCATACCTGTGAGATGCTGTGATTCCAAAATCATCAGCATTAGGTAACATTCGTTTTCTCACATACTGTGAAGAATGACGGGTTCCAAGATTGTGATACGGTAATCCATATTGATGAAATATGGAAACCGAAATATCCTCTTCTAGCTCCATTTTGTAGGAGCAACAATAGTCGAGGATCGTCACCTTGGACTCCAGATAGTCAACTTTCTTCGAATTTAGGTAATCACCTACACTCAAAAACCAGTCGACAACGAATGAAAACGGAATGGCTTCCCAAACAATGGAAGCATCCAAGCGAAGCCCTAACACGTCCATATACGCCTTAATTTCGGCGTATTCTTGGTCGATGTTTGGGATGGTATACGAGTAGCGCATTGTTGCATGGAAAGTGGTTTTTCTTTTCCACTTTGTCACGCACTCAATGTCAACACCCGTTGCCACCTTTTCTTCGCCAGAAGTCGTTTCTAACGACTTCTTAAAATGTCTAACTAACACAACTCCTTGTTTAGACTTATAGTCTCTCAGGAGTTTTTCCATATTGGAAAGTTTGCCGTAGATCTCATTGAGATCTTTGATAAACAATTTCCAACCGAATTGCCAATTTAAATAGGCACCGGCTGTGTTGCGTAGGAGCGACTTGCTCCTATCGAAGAGTTTAAACATAGTTTTAAACTCTGCCAACTCAATAAGGAAATTTGTTAGTGAGAACCCGCTTGATAATGAAGGCTTCATCGTCAGATAAGCCTCAGCATTAAGCTGGTCCAAATTCGGGGTTGTACCTTGAGGAGCATTTCCAGCAAATTGCAGGAAAAAGCAACGATCACCTACATGGTGATGTATTGCATCTCCACCAGGGCACTTATCCCGAGGATCGGTGTACGAAACACCGGATCGATCGAAGGCCGCCGACATTACGGAATGATTACAAGCTCCGTAGCGTCTCATTTTCGGATTTTCGTCAGCAATACTTTCTGTTGACTTATCCGGCATCCCTGCCCACGTCAAGTTCATTTCACCGCCTGGTAATGTACAGGCAGTGTATGTACAATCGACAGGTAAGGATGGTGTGGTCCGCGATCTAGTAGACATTTTAATTCCTCCTATAAACATAGGTATATCCCAACATGGAATATCCATCC